CTCGGTGTTAACCGGATCAATCGCCTCGCTGTTCCGATTGACTGTCGTTCGTCAACCGATAGTTGGCACAGCGCTAAGCCTCTTGCCATGAACGGCTAGAAACCGTCCTTCACCCGGGGGAGGCAGCTTCTCACCCCGAATGACCCTGTTTACAGGCCACGATGCGAAGGGCATATCCCCTCGCGCCTGCTGTTTGACGCGAGTAGCAGTCCAGAGAACTCGTTCTCCGTAGTCACCGGCTCGTTTTAATAAAGCCTCTGGGCTGATGTCTTTGAAGAGTTTAAATTTGTCGTGCTCTTGGAAGAAGTGCACGGCATCTTCAAACAAGGGATTAAACGCCATCGTGTTCAACCTCGCCTCTAACTGCACGGTAACAGAATAAGGATTTATCTCTTCCGACTCGAGAATGGTATCATCTTCTAGAGATAAACTTCGGCCCACCACTCTGTTGAAACTGGCGATCCCTCCCGGTACTCCTTCTATGTATAGTTTCCTCAGGAAGTTCAACATATGGGGTTCGTAGAACTGTTTAGCAGCGTTGCACACCATACCAAAGTCACCGAAGCAACGTTCCACGCTGTTTGGATTAACTCCGGGACCAAGAAGTAAGAAGTCATCACCCTGTGAGTGTTGACTGATGAGAGTATAGTAACCCGCAAACTCACCATACTTCTGAATGAATGTGTTACAGAGCGTATCGATAGTATTGGTGTACTGAGAACCCGATTTCACCTTGCTCGGGCCTTCGTCAATGACTCCGCCAGGATATATCACACTGGTCTTGTACACAAACGCATCTATGCCAGCTAGGAACAAATTAGCGGTTGGTTTATCCATCCATACGGACGCATGCCGCGCCACCAGCATTATCAACCACGGAGGCAAGCTTCCATCAAAGTTTGAAACATCACCCGATAGCACGGTTAGGTTCCTTGCACTCGCTTGACGGAGTAGGCGTTCCATATCTGCATCAATGACTGGCTGTGAATTCCAGCCCATTGCGATTGGAAGTCCGGTGGCGGGGTTGACGATATTCCTAAACTTAGCTACTAAGCTTCGGTTGACCGTTCCACCGGGTAGTCCGTCTAAATCCTTAGGCATAGCGATTACTATTCGCTTAACATCGAACTCACCTTTTTCATCAGACCAGTGAAATGGATTAGGACCTTTCGGTTCGTTCACACGCTGATGCACCAAGCCAACTAAGTGTAATGGCATTTCTTTGTAGCTTGATACCTGATGAGCCTGCCTGATAGTCGCATCTGCGGTAGCGACCATCGCCTTAAACGCCAGCTCGCGCTCCCTTCCGCTAGGGGTATAAGCTCCAGGTTGATTTGGTGACCATAACCATTTGCTTCGGCAATACGGCCAACCTGAATTGCGCGTAGGATCCATACCGTGTGAATCCGAGCTGTCTTTCATACCATAAATGACCTCATTAAGATCAGCATGGTGTATACTGCCACGAGGGATGAGACTCTCAAACCATCTGCCAGTAAGTTCAAGAGCCTTAAGATTTAGCCTACTCAGTACCGGAGAATCGCTCATTACTCGTCGCAACTTGCTCATCCCGTCATCGGAAAATGGTAAGTACGCGCCCATGGGGCCCACTTTCTTCTGAAACTCCGCCTCAACTGCACTAAAGGCTTCGACAGCACTAGGAGTATACCAATCGTTTAGCTTAGACTGAGTGTGCGCTGCATATTGCTGCGCCATCTTCATCACCTCGTCCCTAGGTAGTGTATCGAGATACGGTGTCCTCGCGTCATACCTAGATCCGCGCTCCAACCGCCCCATCCATCCTTCCAGACGACTTACAACTCCGGAATTCGGTGCATCCTTGCGCTCCTCCAGCAGAGGGGATACACTTCGAACGGTTGCCTTAACCACGTCAGAGACTTTATCATCCGACTGGATTGCCAGGATCGGGCTTCTCCCGGTACGCCTCCGGTACTTGCGAGCCTCAACAGAGCTCACAAGCGGGATCCTAGTCAGGCGCTCTTGGCGCCTATTGGGCGTAAGTGCCATGTCCTCTTCTACCTCCTTCATGTAGAAAATTGTAAAAC